CGGCAAACCTGACAACGCTGTGCAATTGGATGTATCGCCAACGGTAAGGGCTTGGCCGGCGTTAGTCATACTTGTTGGCACTAAAACATCGCTGTAATAAACGGCGTTTCCGCAAATAAAATAAGCGCGGTTATTAAAGTTGGCAACAAAAGTCGGAACGCTTGGCAAAGCATGCGTTGTGGTATTCATCGTGCTATAAGCGGGCGCGGCAGGATTGGTAATGTCAATCACACCAAAGAAATTGCTCCCGGTCCCAGTATATCCAGGGTGAGTAATAATGATTTTTACACCAATTACCGCCATGGTTGGTGGAGTCCAAGCACCGGTGGTTGATGGTGAAGCGGGTCGTCCCTCGGAATTACCTGACGTTACGTTCGATATAGTAACGAACGAATTAGTGGACATGTTGTAACAAAACGGCTGGTCATGGCCCGCAGTTAAACCCGTTGATACCATTCCAAAAACATAGTTGCCAACAACTACTTGGCATGAAATAAATGTTGGGGATGTAAACCCAGCAAACGACGTAAATGCCGTACCGACACCTGGGCGTGGTATTACGCAAGAAGGATTAGATTGATCAAATACCAAGTTCTGCATACTTCGACAAGCCCCTAAGAACTTATCGGTTGCATCATACGCGTCGGCTAGGCCAATAGGCGTAAATCGGACAACTCTAGCGTCGCGAATACCCATGATCTACCACGGGTCAAGTTTTGTTGGTCGAAGTGATCCAGCAGTTCTGAAACGACGTGGATCGAGCTTAACTTCTTTAACTACCTGCTGTTCATCACCTTCAGTTAATAAATGAATCTGAAGCATGCGTTCACAATCAGCTACAAAACGATCGTAGCGAGCGTCGTCAGTAATACGCATTAAACGCATTGCTGTGGCATGAACAAGATAGTCTTGATCTGCAAACCAAGGAACTGTGGAGCTTGTCTCAGGGGTCGTTATATCAGCTCTTTGAACCATATAACGATGATTCATAGTCAAGTTTTGATTTGACTGAGGGTAGATATAAAGTAATCCAAGACCACCATTGGCCACAGGGGATAAATCAGTTGCCCATTCGTATGGGTAATTTGATGTGGTGGATTTATTTGGTTCGGAATCAAACTGAGCGCGATTAGATGGCTGCAAGAAATATGGCTGATCTTCAATGTAGTACATCAGCTCATAAGTGCGTAAATAATCGGACTCTAAATTAAAAGGACCATTGCTATTGGCTGGAATGGCAATGGTCGTACTTACTAAGTTCACTTTCAAATTACGATGCAAAACCAAATCGGAGAGAACAAGATTCAGTGCTCGGCCACCTTGAGAAGTAAATCCAGGGCATTTGGCTATTGCACAAGCGTCAGCAACGATTTGGGCTGCGGTAATTGACATGATCTTTAGGCCTTGATTCCAGCCTTTAGTTTAGCATCTTTAATGGCTTTTTCACCTTTTTCAATATCTTCCACAGCTTTAACTAGGCTGCGTTGCATATTTTCAAGGGTCAACTTCTCTTGAGAGGTCAATTTCTTGCCTTCAGTGCTCTGTTTTTGCTCCAAAGAAGCCATTACATCCTTCATTTGGCCCATTGCAGTAACGATTTGATCGCGTTTAGCTTCCAATTCAGGGATCTCAGCGCGAGTACGTTGGCGGTCAACTACATCATGCAAAATGTCCACACGGTCATTAATAGACTCCATGGACTCACCAGAGTACAGGTACCCGCTAACGCTAAAGTTCTTGCCGTTTGGCAAATTAGCAGTCAATGTGAAATTGCCAGTTACGGCCACTTGAGATTCGTCAATTACGTCTGCTTTATTCATTTACTCTTACTCCTTGGTTTATATGCTTTCAAATCCTCTGAATGAAGCCTAGAGACAGGGGTTTTGGTCTGGTTTGCCTTATTGGCGATTTTTGCGCCTTCAGTGCGCCCAACGAATTTACCATTTGTAGTGACAAATCCGCGTTTACCCGAAGTATGCAAATCTTTATGTCTCAAACCCATCGGCTCGGATTTAACCTTGCCAGATGGTTGTTTGATTGCTACTTTGGCTATTTTGGTAGCCATTAACGAGCACCACGGGCTCTAGCAGCAGGGCTTACTAATGATGCACCACTTTGTCTGCGGTAAGCATTTTCGTTGTCACCGTGAATTGATTTCTCATGATCCCAGCAACGAGCAACACGGCTTTTCAAGTCAGCCAATGTCATTGGATCAACTTCATAGGTTTGACCATGGTAATAAGCCACACCGTTTGTGGTCAAGTCCAATCCAGCGCCAGCAGGTAATTGAATGGTGTAATAGTAAGTTGGGTATTCAACGTCTTTCCACTTTTGCTTCTTTTCGTCTTTTTCAGCAGGATTTAAGCAAACGGAAAGGGTAATTGTTTTACCAGTAGGTTGCTCTTCAGTATTGGCTGAAAATTGACCAGCTTGAGCCACAGCAGAAGCTAATTCTTCAGCTTCAGAACGGGCTTTGGTTTCAACTTTAAGTTTTTTCTGTAGCTCAGCAACTTGTGCTTGTAGCTCTTCGTAACTTAATTCTGAATTTTTTTTGACTTCACTCATGATTATTCTCCAGTTGGAGCAACTGTTTCAACTGCTGGGGCTTCTTCAGTAGGAGTTTCATCTACTGCGAGCGCAGGGGCCTCATCCACACCTTCAGGTGCGTTTGTAGCTAATACTTCTTCTACTTCTTGTGTTTCAGCCTCAACTGTTGGCGAAACATTGACTACCGCTGGTGCAATTTCATTTGCGTCAGGGCCGCCAAAAGAACGATAAGTGACTTCATGATTCATGCTCTTACTCCTTTGTTAAAAAAGGGGGAGTTGCCTCCCCCCTAATGACCGACTAAATATTACTCGGTCGCTGTACCAGCAGTGTAGCCTGGTGTAAATGCGCTACCCGATTCAGTACGAGCCAAATAAGCATTGTTCAGGATGATAGTGCCGTACATCATCTTCCATGAAACAACGCGAGTCTGGTTGTGTGGATCGGACTTGTCTGCATCACGCAGATAGTGGTACTCAACATCATCGAGCAACACTTGACCGTAAGCGTCTGTACCAAAGTAGAACGTTGGGAATACAGTTACGCCAGTGGCAGGTGCAGCAGGAGGAGTTTGTGAAGCGCCTGTACCTGTGATCACAACGGTTGAGCCAGAGGCCAACTGAGTTGCGTTACCAGCTAAAGGACCAGTAGTAGGACCAGAAGCAGATAGACCAAGGTTGCTAGGAGCAGCGGAAGTACCAATATACACGTTAAATACATAACCAGCCAAGGTTGGCAATGTCACGCTGATCGAGCCTGTTGGGCCAGTCACAGAGATAGAACCAGATACTTGGTAGATTTTTTGCTCAACTGAAGTGGAAGCTGGAGCACCAGTTACTTGGATGTAATAAGTGCCAGTTGCCAATGAACCACCTGAAGAGGAAGCAGTACCGCTAACGGCAGCTACACCAGTCCAGTAAGGAATCATGTTGGATTTGCAGAAACGTGCACCACCCCATTCGCCCAAATCGCTGTTGTACAAGCGATTGATGTCAGAGTAGGACCATGCAGTAGCAATAGTGCTGTTCTGACGCAAATCTTGTACAACTAATGGGTGTACCAATGCAACATAGTGAGGCATAACGCTTGGCTTGTTACTTGCCTTGGTTTTGCCGTCCATGTCGATCATCATATCTTCACGCTCGTCACCCATGAAAGTTGGAGCACCGAAGGTCTCTAAAGCACCAACGATCTTACCAATTTCAACTGGGCTGTTTACGTCAGTAGCCAACAATGAGGCGCGGTTGGCCTTACCGTTTGCGTAGTTGACTTGAGTAGCGGTCATGAGGATATTGAGCACGTTACGCTCAATGGTTTCAGGCTGTTGCAAGGCGATCAAACGGATTGCTTGTTTAAACAATGGATGTTTGATAGTCATGTCAGCAACGTCGGTCACACGAACCAAGTCACCCCATTGCTGAGCGGTTGCGCTAACTTGAGCGATAGAGATCGACTCACCAGCAGCAGGTACGCCTTCGGACAATGGTGCGAATGGCAACGGTAAACGCTCATAACGAGTAGCCGTATAAGTCACACCAGTATTTTTTTCAATACGCAGTGGTTGACCGAATTGATAAGCAACTAATTGACGTTGGCTCAAGCGCAATACTTCGTCTTGAATATGCAACTCAATGTCGTTGGCGATTGTTTGACCACCAGCACCAGGAGAGTAGTTTGTTACGCCTGGGCTGAGTAAGCCTTTGAGTAGTGTTACGAGTTTCATGATAAGTCCTCTAAATATTAGATACGGATATTTTCAAGGCGCTTCGCACGTTTTTCCGATTCGGTCATTCGTCCTGATCCAGAACTTTGGACATCAGATCGAGCTCCCGGCGTAGTACCGCGTCCAGCACCGCCTTTTTTGGGTGGAGTGCTTGAACCAGCTTTGAGCTTTCCGTCTCTTAAATCACGTCCAATGAGCAACGCGAGTAGTTCTTCGCGTGGTGCATTGCTGCCATTTGCACGAAGTCGGGACAATTCAGCTTCAACTTTATCTTTGTAAGCATTGAACATTTTTGGTTTTTGAATCGCCAATTGCTCAAACTTAGTCCGATCAGCTAAATCTTCAGCTTGGCGTAAGGCATTTTGCGAGTTTGAGTTGGCTAAACGAGCCTGACGATTCGCTTGAATGGCGTATCTCTGCCAATCAGTTGACTCAGGATTACGTAAAACTTCCTCTTCTTGCTGCCAAACACGTTGCTCTTCCGTGGCTTGTACATTGCTTGACTGTGATGGTTGACGGCGAGCCGCTTCCAATTCAGCTTGCGCTTGAGCCAACTTAGCTTCTGCTTCCTGTGCTCTTTTACGGGTCTCAATGATGTCTTTTTGTGCCCGTGTCAATTGACGTGGGGCTGGATCAGGATCAGCATCAGGATCAGTGTCCCCATCTGGATCAGGATCAGCATCGGGATCAGTGTCCCCATCTGGATCAGGATCAGCATTTGGATCTGTATCTGGATCAGGATCAGTATCACCAAAAGGATCATCTACACCTGGCGAGATTACAGCCAGCATAGCTACTAAATAACTCATTAACAATTTCCACATACTTCTTACTCCTTTGGTCGGTTACGCCGAACGGGCGAAATTAACACTTAACGGGTGTCATGCGAGTGTACTCGTACTGCTCCAAGGCTTTGCGTCGATCTGCGTTGCAGGGGTACAGCCAGTCCTCTTCACGATCAAAACTAAGCACCTGTGATAGCGGCTTTGCCAATCCTTTACTTGCGGCGTATCGATCTGCTGCAAATTCGGTTTTATGACAAACCAACTTAATTAAAACAGGGCAAAACAACAACGTAAGCAATCTTAACTCTGTGTGATGGAACTTGCAATGCCCTTCTTCATGAGCTAAAACTGCTTCTTTTTGAGATCTTAACAAATTCCAATACCTCGTTCCCACATAAGTGCGTTTCCACCACAGGAAACTGAGGGAGCGAGCAATCATATTTTCGCTTGTGTAAATTACTTTCATTCTGCTGGTGCGGTTTCGGCAGGTTCAACGGCGTCGGTTTTTGGCTCTTGATCTTGCGCGGGATCGGGCTTTTTTTGTTGCTGTGCAGCATTTAGAGATTGCAATTGAATCTGAAACTGAGCATCGAGCTTTTGCAAAACTGGATTAGCGAACTTCGCAGGAAGTTCCATTAATCCGGCCATAATATTTTGTACGTCGGTTTGCGTTAAATCTTGAAAACTAAACATGATGTGCTCCTGTAACTTTGGTTGAAAGATAGTCAGCCTTTAGTTTAGCACTAATGACCAATCGTCATCTTATGCTCCTGCTGGTGTTGGGGTGTTACCTTCTGCAAGCCAAGCTAGGTATTGCTGGTAGTCTGTGTTTGCGGGGTCAAAAGGAATGCAAGCACCGTCTGATAACCGAATTACACCATTCTTTTCCATTAGTTTATACATTTATAGTTCCGCATTTGCTGTGTAGTCAAACCCATATCCTTGTCCCGCAGTAAACGGTGTTCCGCTAGGTTGAATTCCAAATATTCCCGTAGTGGTCCACCAAGTTTGTGCTGGTGTAGCAGAAATTAAAGAAGCGTTTGATGTTTGATAAACAGAATTTATTGTTCCATTTGAATAAATTGCCACTGTTGGAGTAGTTCGCATTGTTACTGGAAAAGAACAGCTACATACCGCAGCATTATTGGCGTAAGCAATCATTCCTACTGAGCTGGGATATGAACCCCTAATTGCTTGAGTATAATACCTCTGACACAAAGCCAACTCTTGCTGATACTGACGATATTCAAAACCAGTTGCTGAGCTGCCAACTTCGAGTTGAACACCAGTAATGTAGAAGGTTGCTCCGTTTGTTCCTACTACGCTAACGGCCCCTGTGGCAGAAGTGTAATTTCCAGAAATCCAAGAGCCTATCGTGGAAGATGACCCAGTAGAACCAACTCCAAGTCCAAATCTAACATATACACCAGTGCCGTTTGTCACATTCCAAGTGCTAGTAGTTGGTCCCGCTATGGTAATTGAAATTTGAGTCCAAGTATTTGCGACAGGAATTGAATATGTAAACACATAAGAAATAGAACCGTTATTTGTTAAAGAACCACCAAATGTTCCAGTTAATGAACTATAAACCCAAAATGATAAAGTTACTGTTTTAGCATTGGCGGTTCCCCATCCTAAATCCGCAATGTTGTAGCCTTCAATATTTTGATTAACTTGAAAGTAATCACTGCTTAATAATGTATACGCAGAAGATGAGGTTACACCTAAATAATTTGTAAATCCCGCTGGCGGAGTTACAGAACCAGCATTTTGTTGGGTTGTTAATTTTGATGATGCGGAAAGTCCAAAATACCATCTATCAAGTGAATATGAATTAGAACCAGTAATGGGTGTAAAACTAGCGCCATTATTACGCTGGTCAATAACCATCGCACCATTAATAATGCGGTTTCTAAATGTTGGGCCGCTGGTGGAGCCTAGTTGAGCGAGTACGTTTGCTTGTGTCATTTACCAGTAGCCTCTAGTTCAGCCTGAGTTGGCTGTGTCAATGTTGGGTGATTCCACGACTTTATATAGTCGCCTTTACCATCGCTGTCGTTTTGGAGCAATATTGTTCCATGTGGTGGCATAAAGTCAG